CTTAAAGTAATTTTTGAAATTGGTACCCCTTGCCCTTTTCACGCGAGATTTCAAAATTTTTCCGGAGTCATGCCCACATGCCCGTTCGCCATTCAAGAAAATTTCGCAAAAATTGACCGGGGGGGTATTACCAACGCTCCCGGCTCGCAAGTTTCTTTTTTCTTTTGAACTTGTGAGGCACTCTGCCATGTCTGATGTTGTGACAACGAACGCACAGACTAATAAGATTGTCATTGTCCAATGCAAGCTCCGGATGCTCCTTCAGTTCCTGTATGTGATGTACCTGCTCCGCCCTTGCTATCTTCTTTTCTTTCTCCGGCAGCCATTTTCCTTCTGCCACAGCCTTTTGGATTCTTGCCCTGCAGTCCTGACACTCAAAGCGATCCCGCTTTAATATCTCTATTCTTTTAGTTTGCCATGCCTTACTGTCATAAAACTTCTTTGCTTCTGTATCTGTCATTATTCCAAAATAAAAAGGACCAGCCCTTTTGCCAATCCTTTATGCTTACACTATATCACACATCAAACGGACAAAACGGACAACTTTATTTATTTCCTTTCTGAGACTGCTGCAGATATCTGTCATGTTGCTTGCGCGCACTGTCGGCTGTAATGCCTATCTTCTGTGCCACTGTGTTCCAAGAATAGCACCTGACATGACGATACAACATAATCTGTCGAACGACTGTGTCGTCTATTGATATAATCCATGAGATAATTCTGTCCTGCTGCTGATTGAGCTTTCTCTTCTTGGCTTCAATCAGCTCTCTTACACTCACAGCCTTAATTGCCAAGTCTGCCATCTGGTCACTGCTTCCAGTTCCCGGAGTGAATGGCAAGCCTGTAATCTGCATTGCTTTTCCTTCCGCTTTGCTTTCAATCAGCTCCAGTTGTTCTTCCCACATCTTGATTTCTTTTTTGATATAATATACGCTTGTTAATTCTTTCTTCGTCATTTGTCACTCCTCAATTCCGAACCATGCGAGCATAGATATAAAACGCTGCATTGATACCATTGTACCTAACCTCTGCATCCAGGAACTTGTATCCCGGATATGCTTTGATGAGTTCTGTCTCTAATACTGTGTGGTCTTTGGCCATCTTCTCAACACGGCGCTTCTTGAACTTGCTATAGCTCTTTGTCGGCTCCGGTGGCTTCTTTAAGTTTCTTGAGCTCACCCACCGCTTAGTACCGTGTGGATTTCTTGATATATATTCTCCTAAACCTGTGATGAGAAAATCATCATCAGGTGATATTCTTCGTGTGTTTGGTCTGTCGCATTTTTTCCAGAGCGATTCCAGCTCGTCTCTGTCCATGCCGTCTCCGGTCATGAGAATGTGGAAATGTGGTCTCACATATCCATCAAATGCGAGCACGTATATGTACTTGATATTTTCCAGTCCTTTTCTTTTTCTCCGGTAATTTATCTTTGCTATAAAATTCTTGATATCTTTTCTTGCTCTCTCTTCGTCTGCTGGAAGCTTGTCATCATTCCACCCGAACGTGCACCACAGGTCACCTTTTCCAAAGTTGATATTCCCGAGCCTTATAAGATACCGCCTTGCATTTTTATCGTTTAAGTTTTTTTGAGCTTTGCTTGATGGTCTCTTTTTGGTCTTCGGCATGTCACTGAGCCTTGGGTAGCTTGGGTATATCTGGGCTTCAAGGAGAGTGGTCTGTGACTTTATGTTGGTGCACTTCGTGGTGGCTGTTCTGTACAGGCAGTTTACCTTGCCCTCTTTGAGAAGCTTCTCAAGCCTCTCCTCCTCGGTGTCATCTATGTATTTTTTGAAAGCCTCTTCGTAGTCGTAGTTGTCGTATCTTCTCATACTGTGTACTCTTAAATATAAAAATCCCTCATTTGTTAATACCCATTACGAGGACGGTAAAGAATTTTTACCTATATATTATGGGTTTACTGCTGCCTCTGTGCCGCTCTTATCTTTCTGTTGTATTCAGCCTGATACAGCAGCTTTTTGTCCGTTGTTAGAACGACTCGTTTAAGAGTTGTCTCATACTTTTTCAATTTCTCGCACGTTTGTTCCCAATCTTTCCATGTTTCTTTTTTCACGCTATCTTTTTTCATGATTTTTCCTTTCTATATATGTAGAGACACAGCCTGCTTGTGCAAGCTGTGTATACATGTCTTATAGTATTTGCAGGCCGGTGTGCAGTCGATAGAATCAAATTCACACTTTTTGGGTTTTATTGGCTTTATGTCGCTCAATGTTCTGCTCTTCAACTGCTGCCTCCTTCGGCTCATATCCCATGCACTTTATTGGTCTGCTTGGTTTGCCGCATTTTTCATAATATTTGCAATTCTGACATTCATTTCTGTTCATTGTGTTTCGTCCTATTTGGTTTTGTACTGATGCAAGCGATATATATCTAATTTTGTCCATCTTGGTGAGTTCAGTTCTTCCGAATACCAGTCAATCATATTGGGGTAGTTTTTTTGCTCCAGTTCTTGTACCATTTGTAAAGTGCGTACCATGCCATGCTACTTTTCCTTTTCTTTCTGAAGCTTATCGTATTCCCTAAGCAATAACAGCCCTATTACAAACTCTGTTGTTCCAATCATAGTGAACGCTAAGAGCATCCCATATACTATTAAATCTATTCCTGACATATTATTCTCCTATTCTGCTTCTGACCGAAGCCATTCTTCCCACTTGCTGTGTTCTTCTTTGCATGGTTTGTATTCACATTTTTCATTTCTTTTCCTGCAATAAACATAATCGTCATCATTTTTCGTATAACAGTGTTGACAAGTTCTGCATTTTTCAAAGAAGTTTTCATCTTCCATCACCGCTCTCCTTATCCGGAAGTTTGGCTAGTTTCCACGGTGTACACCTATTGTCACTCCACGATGTTGATCCATTGTTCCAAACGTAAACTCTTCCATTCTCATATTTCGCAAAATATCTTTTAGCCCACTTGGAAAAAATATTATCTCTTACCAGTATTGGTGTATCAACTGCAACTTTTGACCAGTCAACAGGTCTTGACAGTGTGCTTCTATCACTCAACTGCTCCACTACTTTATCCACATCATAGTCGGTTGCCTCTTCCTCTCTGATATTCACTATGTTCTGACAGCCACAATGTGGGCAGTCGAATGCCTCAAACGTTTTTGGTAGTTTTGCCAAGGTTCCAAAAGCTGCTACTTTCTCTGTCGCTAAATATTTTTCTTCTTTCTTTAATTCGAATTCTTTTTCACATATTTTGCACTTCATATTATTATCCTCCGAGGTAAAGGGAGCTGGGTAAGGGCTCCCTTGTGTAAATGGCTTACAAATCAGTTTTCGTGATATAAATTAATTCGCATGCCCGGTTTCTTTCGCTTTCGCAGGTGTTTCAACCTATAGCTCATAGTGTGGTGTCTCTATCCAGTAGAAATCCACTCCCGAGAGGAGTCTTAAGACTTCAAGCTCCGGCTTATAGAGAGGATCCGTGAAACATATTCCGACCGCCATTTCGTCATTGTATGACACGAGCCAATCTCCGTGCACAGCGAATGTGCTTGGTGGATCTTCGTCTTTGCGGCACTTGTCTGGGTTGACTATGGCCAGGCGTGCATCATTGATGAGGCGTGCTCCGCCCGGTGTCTTTACTACCGTCATCATGTTATCGTTCTGCATGATCTTAATCGGTGAGATTAGTGCTTCCTTTGTGTCGCCTGCCATGTCCCACAGGAGCGGCTTTCTTTCGGTCTCAAACTGTGGATCGTGTCCTTGCTGGTATGTCATGAACTCGCCCTTTTCCGGTGCAAGACCGCATGTCTTGATTACGGTACCTAAAAATTCCTTTGTGATTTTTTCTTTGTCGGCTTCCACCATCCATCCGGTGCCGTTCAGGATGTACATACCTTTGTCTGTGAGTCCAAACTTGACGCCCCACGTTTTGTAATCAGCTTTTAAAATTTTTTCTAATTTTGCGCAATCTATAAACATTTTTCTGCCTCCTAACTTTGTGCTTTTCCATATCTATCAACTTCGCCTCTGAGCCATTGACTGATTTTCTCCGGGAAAATTAAATCTGATGCCAATAAGTGGCCACTGTGATGCTCCTCTGCTATGTAATCAGCCAATTTTGCCACCGTAAGAGTGTTCATATATTCTCTTCTTGTCATGCATGCTTCTATGACTTCTGTCTCTGGCTTTTCGTCCTCTGTCTCTGGCTCATTTTCCTCTATGCTTTGGGCTTCATTTTCTTCCTTTTCAATGCTCTCAGGCTCTGATTTTTCAAGGATTTGTGGGGATTTTTGCGCCGGCGCAATTTGCTCTCCAAGGCTCTTTTCTCCTGTCTGTTCCTCGGGCCTGTCTGCAGGCTCTCTATTATCCTCTCTGCAGTCTGTATCTCCGTCGGTGGAATCATCCTTTTGCTCTTCTCCTGCTCCAGGAGCCGGCTCATTATCTGCCACGCTTCCCGATTCAGTCTCTTCGACCTCATCAGTGCCAGCTTCTCCAACTGCTGCATTGTCATCCTCTGACTCAGGAGTTTCTGCTGTAGTATGCTCTCCTGTTGGCTCATTTTCCTGTACTTCATTATCTCCTCCAAAATGGTTCTGCCATGTCCGGGTGCCTGCTGCATCCTCATCAAAGATAGAGCGCATAACCTGGTAGAATTCCCACCATGACATATTTTTTGGTGTATCTCCGAACTTTTTAATTGTGACGCGGTTCTCATACATCATCATGAAATAGAGACCTTTTTTGAATGAACGGTTTCCGGCCGGATTTACGATTTCCGCAAAGCGGTTCATTGATTCCTCGTCAAACTCGTTTGAGTACACCTCATTGAGGATATCCTTGTTGTCCTCAAAAAATTTCTCTATCAGCTGACTTATGTCATCTGCCACACCTGCTGCAGGCTCGGTCTTATTGAATCTCTTTAGCTCTCTTATGTCCTCTCTTGATGCCTCAGGCTGTATCATCTGCCTGTCAGAGTCGGGGAGCTTGAGCATTTCCTCAAGCTGGCTTCTTCCAAGGTCCGTATACTCCGGTCTCAAGTGTTCTGAATATCCGTCAATCGAGTATTCGCGATTGATGGATATAAATCGGCTTGTTGTGGATGCCTCAAGTCCATACTCAGCCTTGGCAAATTCTGCTATACTCTTGTAGCCGTCATTCTCATAGAGTCTTTGATCATCAATCTGTCTGAGTGCATAGCCTATTCTCACGAAGCTCTGCTTCACTCCTATAAGCTCCTGCCTCAGTTTCTGTTTCATTTGCACCCAGTCATCGAGTGTCATCTGTACGTATTCCATATATCCTCCTATGCCATGAAGTGTATCTTCACTGCCTGTTCCATTGCTTCCAGTATCTCCTCGTCACTCATTTTCTCCTCCATTGTCTTCCTGCTCTTCCTCTTTTCCGTCTTCTCCGAACCTTTCCCTGCCTATCCGGTTGTACTCATTAAATATCTTCTGGAACTCCTCGTCCCATCTTTCTCCGTGACCTGCTTCCTCGCCTGCTGCTACATGAGCCAGTTCATGTGCGAATATCTCCGTCGCATCCGTGATGCTCAATTCTGCGCTGATTGCGATGACCGGTATTTCTCCTTTGTTGAACTGTGTGAACCCGAACGCTCGATTTCCTTCATCGTCTTTTATGTTCGGCTCAATGCAGGCTTTGTATTTCTTGTCTGGATAGAGGCCCCGAAAAGCCTCATCCAGAATCGTGAATGGTGAATTTATAAAAATCATGTTTTTTCTCCTATGCTGAATATGCTATAGCCATTGCCGGCATGCCTGCTGTCCTCAGTGTTCCTGTCACGAGCATTCGTATGTACCTGTTGAGCCACTTCTGTATGTTCTCCTGATCAGGCTTCTTGTCGTGGGCTCCGTACCACTGCAGTATGTTCGGTGTTGTGGCTTCAATTTCGACAGTGACATACTGCATATTCGGTGTGTCCTTGAATCTCAAGAAAAGTATGTATGTCTCTCCTCGATCGTGTTTTCCTAAGTAGTTATCTCCTCCCACACAATGATGAAGTACTCGCCCCTCTGTTACTATTTCCTCTGCTGACTTTGCCGGTCTGATGATGTATGTATCATCCTCGTAGTAATATTTATTTCTCAACTTTCTGTAGCTGTATCGAATGTTCGGGAAGCGCGCTGCAACATCCTTCAAATGCTTGTCCAGTTTTTCCTTATTGACCTCTTCCACCATCTTTTCGTGGGCTTCATCCAGGTCACGTGGGAACTGATATACCGTGTTGGTCAGGTCATAGCCTCTGTCTTCTCTCATGCTTAGGTAGTCAGCGTATGTAGAGGCCATGTGTCTGATTCTGTATACCGACTGACTGCAGCCTCCGTAATCACAGCATGCATATTTCTTTATGCGGTTTAAAAATTTTTGTAATGTCATGTATTTCTCTGCGAGCACGACCTGTGTGTATGTGAGTCCGGTTTCTGCCAGCTGCTGCACCTGTTCATCTGTCCAGTTCTCCATGGCTCTCTTCTCCATCTGCAGAACCCTCAGCAGACTTATATCTCCTTTTTCCTTGATAAGCAGCTTAAGCTTTTCCTTTCTGATGCCGAGAAACTCATCCGGCCTTGTTGCTGTTTCGTCTTTGATGATTCCATACTGGCATTTGACAAGCCTCTCAGCTACTCCTATCAGGTGCATCTTCACAAGCATTTCAAGCTGTGGTGTACGCATGTAGCACTCAAGGTACTCAACCGGATTGCATACGCTCATGAGACTGTTTGTGTATTCCTTCATAGCACTGTATTGAAACATGGTCCCTGTCATCTCATCATATGTCTCCGGCAGGATTGGCCCGGAATTGATTCTGATGCTTGACAAGCCATATAGATTGCAATCATCCCAAAAGTCTTTTCCTACATACGGATCATGCTTGTTGTAGTCAACCTGCACCTTTTTGCCGGGTTCGAAATATGCCCTTGCTAGTTCAACCCCCGACAGCTTTTCATATGCGTTGTACATTTCATTGCCGTTTTCGCCTGCAATGAAGCCGAGTGTCCACTCTTTCTCTACTTGTATGTATCTCATAACAAAACCATTGTCCTTATATTTCTGACCAAGAAACAGATACCGGGTTTTTCTGATGCTGCCTTTTACTTTTCCTTTGCACTTGTACTGTCCGCGTGCACCACACATAGGACATGTGCCGAAGCTGTTCTCTCGCGGCTCTTCTATGTTTCTCTCAAACTGGTCCTCGTATGCTCCACTGCTTTTCCATCTTGCAGTGGTCACACCGCCACACTTACTGCAGGCTATGTCAGCCCGGCTTCCATGCTTCTTGTAATATAGAAAGTGCTCGTCATGGAAATACACATGATCGGCTCTGTACAGTATTGCTTTTTCGGGGAGCTCTTTGGTGTTTGCCTGTCTGTCCTTCAGTGCTTCCTGGCGCCTCTTGTACTTGCGCTCTACTCTTTTTGTTCTTTCTTTTGATGTGATGTCACCCTCATGTTCAGCTATGTGTTCCCACCAACGAGTGTCGTTGTATATCCTGGTGCCGCAAAAGCTCTTTATTCTTGCAAGGTCTTCCGGGCTCTGCAGGATATTCTCGTCTGCCAGGGTTCCCATGGTGTATGTATGTGTTTCAGACCATATAGGGCTGTAAGCTGAAAGCTGCTGGCGCGTCCATATCTGCTTGTCCGGCCAGTATGTGCCGAAATCCTTCTTGGTGAGTGCAATTCTCACCACAGGAATCTTCTTTGACTCCTTTTTATTTTCGTACACCTCAAGGAACAGGTGCCTTTGATGTCCTATGTTCTTGACTGCGGTAACACCAATGTACTTCACGGATTTTATTCTGCTTATTTTTTTGAGTCCTAGGTATGGTATTTTTTCTATTGTCTTTTCTTTCATCTGTAGTGCCTACTTTCCCATGTAGTAGTCAGTGATTATCTTCTTGGCTCTTGCCATGCCCGGGATACCGAGCGTGACTTTGCTCGCCGATACGCCTGCTGCCTTGATGATATCCTTGTCCACCGTCTGCTGATTCTTGAAGGACCACATCAGGATGGCGGCTATACAGCCCTTCAATGTTTTGCCTTTCTTTCTGACATTGTGAGCCAGGAGCTCATTCTCCATGCATTGTCCTCTTAGGTACTCCACCCAGTCCTCCATGATTTCCTTTGGCTTAAGCTCTGCTGCCTCGACATCAATCTTGCCGAGTGCCGCCGTGAGCTTATCGCACAGCTCCGGGATTTCTCCGTTGGCGTACAGGTCCACGAAGTCAGCCTGTATTCCATTTTCTTTTGCCACTACCTTGAGGGATTCTATGTCACCCTCGTTAAGCAGGTTTTCTGCAAGCTCATTTATCTCACTAAACGAATCAAATTCTCCAAACTTATCAAACATATGGTTTCTCCTTTAAAAAACTCCATTTATCGTATTTTCGCTCTGTATCTGTAAAATCCGGATAAAACTCATCCAGATATGCTCTGAACATGCCGAGCATCTCTTTTCTATTTCCACTGTTGCCGTTGTCCAGCATATGATGGTGGTACCGGCATCCGACTGCTCCGTTCTGCCTGATGCCAAGTCCCATGGATGAGCGTGGTATGTAGTGCATGATGTCTGTTATATCCATCTCAGGGACTGCTGTCGGTGGCATCTCATAGCCTATCTGGCAGAATATGCACCGATAATTGTCACGCTCTCTTATGGCAGTACGCTCTTTTTGTGAAAATTCAAGATATTTTGTATATTTAGGCATATGGATTTTTCCTCTTTTTGTGTTATAATATTTTTATAATTTTTTCTTTTAGTGTTGTTTTTTTTTTGCAGAGTCCGGTCAGGAAATTAGATTTTCCCGACCGGATTTTTTTATGCCTCAATCTGCATGACATATGGTGTATCGCTCTCCATGCGCTCATTCACATCCTGAAGCATGATATCCGTCAGCTCCTTCAATGCCTCAAACATGCTGTCGGTGATGAGTCTCTTGTCGTGTCTTTCCTTCACTACTCCGATTATGTAGCCGGCTGTGAGTGCAGCTTCCTTTACATCTGCGCTCTCCTCAATCTTTCCGATCATGCCGATGCACTTCTTAAATTCCTTATACTGCTTCATTCCTGCTGTGTGTTTTTTAAATAATTTCATGGTTTTTCTCCTTATGATGCTGCTTTCTGTTCTTTTGCCACCTCTGATGTCATGATGCCGATATCAAGTGGCTTCTCTGCCTTGATGGCAGCGTTTAACTGTTCTGCTGTTTCAATTCCAAGTTTTTTGAGTGCCTCTTTAAGTTTGTTCTCCATAAGTGACCTCCTAATATACCCAAATCCTCATTCCGATTCTGCTTATTACTTCTTTGAGCTTGAAATCTGCTTTCTCCGTCTTTATCACCTTCCTTTCGCCGGAAATCTTCTTACTAAGTCTCTTGCTGCCATCTGAAATGCCTGTTCTCTCTCGTCTCCTGTGGCTCTGATGACCTCCCGGCCGTTCTGTAATATTTTGATTATGTGCTCACCGTCTTTTTCCCTCAGTGTCATTGAGAGATGATACCGCTTTTGACGAGGCGAATACGCACTATAAAATAGGTCTGTCAGTGTTTTCAATCCTTTTCAATCCTTTCTCTCTTAAATGCTACTTGCATATTTACTTCCTACAGCCGTATACTTTCCTTACAGGCACTGCCATGCCGAGTAAATGAAAGGTAATCTTGCAAATGAAACTAAATAATGATTGTATTCGTGATATTCTTTTAACGCTGGAGGAATTATGTACATTCGAAAATAAGTTCACCTATGATATAGAGTCTCAACCTCCACATTTATTAGCAAAATACTCACGTGAAGAAGTTCTCTATCACATTCGCCAATGTGAACATTCTGCCCTGATATTAAAACCGCTTTATTGCTATGGTGGCGATATAGTAGAAATTAGTGATCTTTCACCATCTGGACACGAATATCTTGCTAATATCCGTTCCGACAATATTTGGAACAAGACAAAAAAAGTTGCTGGTGAAATAGGTGCTACATCACTATCCGCAATGGTTCAAATCTCTAGTCAGATAATCACTGCTATCATAAAATCACAGTTTGGGCTTACATAAATCCTTTATCACATGCTCTATCACAAATTTCTTGCACTCAACCATCTCCTCTTTTGATGGCTGAGTGTTCGTCTTTTGTATGATCCATACAATCAACGCATATTTTGTCCACTTATTTTCAAGCCACCCTATCAAGCAAGTTATCAATGCTATGATGAATATTAGTTTCAATTTTTCTCACGCTCCTTCCTAAATCAGATTTCTCCCCCGGGCTTACCGGAGCACCACACGAAATGGATTTATTATGGTTTACAAGAAGATTTGCTATATGTATGGGTAGTTTTGCGGTGCTCCGGTAAGCCCGGATGTATTCTTTATTTACTCAGCATGCACTTCACTTCTGCCTTGAGCTCGACAAGGCTTGCAAGGTACGCTGCTTCTGTGAGGATTTTTTCTCTCTTGAGCTTTTGATACTTCTCCTCGTTCCAGTCCTCTCTAGTGTTCATGCAGAATCTGTTGTATTCTTCCTCTTTCTTGCAGTTCATCTCATCTGCTCTATCTATCTTGGTGAGGATCTTCTCAAGGCTGAGTGCTTCTTCCTTTGTCATGGTCTTTTCCTCCCTCTGTATTCTGTGTATTAAATCTTGCCTTTTTCTGCTTTCCAGTCGTATACTCTTCTTACAGGACGTTGCAGCGTCCGAGTAAATATATAAGTGAGGTATTTTTATGTCTTTAACACCTTCTGATGTCATTCAATTAATTGGTATACTTGCATCTCTCATTACAAGCGTTATTGCTATAATTATTTCTGTATTAACACTCAAACAAAACTCTAAAATGATTGATGAAACATCACGCCCTTATGTAGCCATATACGCTAAAACCACAAATTTCCAATCGCCGCAATATTACTTAGTCATAAAGAATTTTGGACAAACTGGAGCAACTATATCTTCAATAAAATGTTCTCCTGATATCACTCCATTCTCTATTCGAAGTGATCACATTCCATTTTCCAATTTTGCAGAAACATATATTGCTCCCGGCCAATCATTTATATGCAATGTTAAGGCAAGGGAATTCTGTTCACAGAAAGAAATATTTTATTTCGATATAACTTATATTGGAAATGGAAAGGAATACCATGATACATATCCTATAAATCCAAAAGCAGATGCTGATTTAGTACATGTAAGAGCAGCTACTGATGGCAAGGAACTTCGCAGTATCTCATACTCTCTACAGGATTTAGTTGAAAAGCAGTTATAACTCGATTCGTTTTTCTTTCACTCTCTCTTTAATCCGATCTGTTATAAATTCAAGTGCTTCTACTGTTTGGGCTTCCTCTGGGAGTCCTTTTTTTATGGTTTCAATTACACTTTCTACAACTAGATTGACTTTATCCTCATCCAAAAATGTTGTTTCTGAAGTTTTAAAATCATTTTGAATTATGTTTAGCATTTCTCACTCTCCTTCCCCCTGCAGCACTGCCAGCTCTGGTGTGATAGTTCCTTTTCCCTGTACAGTGCACCTGCTCTTGTCCTTGTAGGTGAAAAATATTTTCCACATGGTCTTTTCCTTTCTTAAATGCTACTTGCATATTTATATCTAACTTTTCTAAGGGGAGGTTTTTCCTCCTCTTATCTCGTCTAATATTTCATGCAGTAATGCGGTCTGGTACATTATTTCCTTTCCTATAACAGAGTCCGGATCTATACATACCGACTTTCTTTTCTTTTTTGCTTTTTCTCTCTTGATTTCATCTCTTTGCATTTCTGCAAACTTCGAAATTTGTTTATAAATTTGATTTCCCATATGGTTTTGTCCTTTCTCGTATTGAATCTAACTTTCACCGCCAACTCCGGTGTGATAGTTCCTTTTCCACGTACAGTGCACCTGCTCTTGCCATTGTGTTATATGGTTGATTGTTATTCAACCTTTTCTACAAAAAAAATTTCATCTCTGATCTCATTAGTTAGATGAAGTATTCCCTGCATGGCAATTATCTCTGAAGCTTTAAATTCTGTCTCATTATTAAGTTTCTTGTATAAGCCTTCTCTTGTTATTCCCAGCTTTGATGCAATGGCTGTAATTGTAATTCCTGATTCAGAGATAATCTCATTAAGTTTCTTGCTGTCTGTCAAAATAATGCCTCCTTTCTTGTTGAATATCATTCAACCTATAATCATAATATACCCGCGTTGATTGTGTGTCAACTCTTTTTTACATTTTTGTTGAATTTAATTCTCACATATGTTATCATTCATTTAGAAAGTAGGTGATTAATATGACTATTCAAGAGGGAATCGGTAAACGTATCCGTTCTCTTAGGGAATTTAATAAACTATCTCAAACTGAACTTGCAATTAAAGTTGGTTATAAAGACAAAACCTCTATCGCAAAAATTGAGGCAGGAAAAGTAGATTTACCACAAAGTAAAATTTTTGCATTTGCTAAAAATTTAGGAACAACACCATCTTATATACTTGGAGATAACGAATTCCCTAACCATGTGGAAGAAAAACACTCTTTTATTAATGATAATGATAAAACGATTCTTGATAAGTACCGCCAGCTTAATGATGAGGGTAAGCAACGGCTTCTGGAGCGTGCCGACGAGCTTATTGAGCTGGGCTATATTGCAAAAGGGGACGCACTAAAGGAGGCCTGAAATATGTTATTAATAAAAACATTATAGAGTTAGAGTAGTCTTATCAATAGTTTGTGTATTCGAAAATACTTTAAAAATTATTAAACGAAGAAGAAAATTTTAATTATACAAAGGAGGATTTCATATGGCAATAAAAGATAAATCCCAAAGACAACCTAAAAAAATAGCCTCAAAATTAAGTTATAAGATTAGTTATATCATTTCACTGGTTATAGCAATTATACTTTTAGCTTTTGGTCTTCTTTCTATACCTGCTGTAAGCATAAAATTTGGTATAATCTTCATTTTATCTGGTTTACTTTTTCTATTTATGTTT